TCATGCCTGGCCCCCTTTCTGTTTCGGCCCCGCCACATTCCAATAGTCATAGGCGCCCTTCTCCCAGATTGTGTATTCACCTGTGGACCCCTGATAACGTCCCTTACTGAAGGCGACATAGCCCTCCACCCATATCTTCAGATCTGCATCATACATCACACTCGTGGCCGCATCACCTTTAGGATTTTTGCCGCGGGCATGGCTGATGAAAACAAACAACTTGTCCGGAAACTCCTCCTTCAGCTGGATATAGTCACGATACGTCATCTGTGTGTATTGGAAGCTGTCAATAATCACGATGTTGAAACTTTTATGACGCCGGAGCCTGATCTTCAAGGTGGGGATGTCCTCCTTGATGAACGCCAAATGGCGGCTTACCTCGGCCATACCAAAGCGCCGCAGGTTATTCTGGACTGTCAAAGAAGTTCCTTCCTCCAGGGAGTTGAACGCCACACGGTCATACTTGCAAAGTTCCTTGCAGAGCTGCATCACAAAGGAGGTCTTTCCGTTGCCGCTATTACCCCACACGAACCAGCAGCCCCGGACTTCCGGAGTGTCGAAGGCGTCCTTCCATTTCCCCTCGAAAGGGAACACGTCATACTTCTTGTTCAAGATGTCCCTGACATTCAAGGCACGCTTCATGCCGGCCTTTTTATTATCCTTTTTCTCTTCTTCCATAGTCAGAACAGTCTTAGTTGTCGGATATTGTCAATTCGGTCAAGCACGGCCTGCCGTGCAGCACCCCGCAGCTTCTCATGGCAGAGCATCCTGCCGAGTGCCCACAGAAGGGCATTCTCACGGGTGGCAAACTGTCCCCATTTGCGCCCCGGGTTGAAACCGCCGCCGGAACCGTCCACCTCCATGTGAACGCCGGAGGTCCACCAGCCGTCCTGCTGCCCCACAAGGGCATCCAGATAGTCGCGTCCATTACGGTAAACGGTCACCGTTTCGTATTCCGTCAGAACGGGATAATCACTCCAGGGAGCGGGGAGCTGGTTACGGCCGTCTATTCTCAGGTATTCAAATTTGTTTTCCATATCCTTTAAATTACGTTTGAACGGTATTTGAACGGGAATCATTCCCCCGTCATGCGTTTTACCTTGTGAATGGACTTCCTCACACGGCGCAAATCAAAGTCACATGTCGAAGCCTCCTTTATCACATTGTCGATATCCCTCTTGTCGGTCACCCCATTGGCGGAACAGATCGCGAACACGTCATTCACATCCGTGGGTTCCAGTTCATAGAACTTCCGACCTATACGGCTGTAGAACTCCTTGTAACCAGGCTTCTGGTAGCGCAGGCCGTTACTGATGCGTTTGGCAATATAATCAGTACTCAAGAACACAACACCGCATTTCTCCTCCAGCTTGTTGTACAGGCTGATAAAGTAGTGGAACACCGGTTCGGTCAGCTTGTCCGCCTCATCGAACACCAGCAGGGGTGCGTCCATCTGGATGATGTCATCCAAAATAAGTCCCCATACCTCACGGATATTATACCCTTCAGTCCGGATTCCGACCGTGCGGGCAATCTCACGAACGAAGTCACCTTTCTTCATGTCCTCGGAGCAGAGGATATAGAAAACCTCCTTATGCTCCTGAAGGTAAACACGGGCGGTGGTACTCTTACCACAACCGGCCTCACCGGTCACCCATGTGACGTTACGCCAACGCTGCGCATCGGAAAGCACAGCCGTGATCTCCTGGTAAGCACCGGTCTCCACAATCTGCCAGCCGGTAGCGCTTACACCACCGACCTGCGAAGCGACATTACGGAACATCTCGTCGCTGATATTCTCATAACGGCCGTTCAGGATATTGCTAACAGTACCTACACTAACCCCCTTCAGGCTGCCAGCAGCCTTCGTCTGGCTCGGGTATTTCGCCACGTAAGCCCGGAGGCTCTCGCTGATGGCGTCTTTCTCTTTCATTGTAATTTCCATAATCAATAATTTTTATCTTGTTATAAATCTGTTCCTTATAATTTTCCGACCACCTTACGGATGCTCACTTCCTTCTTCTCAAAACTGTCCCATGTCACGTTGCTGATGACTTTCATGTCACGACCTATGGAAGGACGGGGCGGCTGACTGTATTTTCTTGTGCGGCGGTCAATCTGGCGTTGCGCTTCCTTGCCGAGCCCTTTCAGGTCAGGAGTACGCAAACCGTTCTGTTCCGGTGCGACACCATGCTCATACTCGATATCCTTGGCGACGACCTGACGGTTTATACGCTCATTGATGACGGCCTCCTGCTGGGTGCGGATGAAACGTTTCTCGTCTTCCGTCTGCTCCTGCTGGGCACGGTGGATCATCAGCGGGAACGAAGCCACACACTCGAAACGCATTGCTCCGCCCTTATCCTTGTACAGCAGGCGCACGCTGCTCATGTCATAAGGATCGTACTGGACATAGAACTTCTTGTAGGTGTTACGCCGGCGCCATTCCAGATCAGGCTCACCGGGAGCGGAGAAAACCTCGTAGGGGTATTTCTTTCCCCGTACCGTGATCTCGATACCGCTGGCGGTGAACAGAGACGGTTTTTCGGTTGTGTACCAGAACATTTCCACCATATCCGGCACACTTACCGTATCAGTAGCCTCGTTCACGCTGGTATTGTACATTTCCATACGGGAGATGCCGGTGACCGGATGCTTCATTGAGTTCCACTGCTCACGGGAAGCGGCATACTGCTCCTTCAGCTCCTCCAGTGTGGGAAGGGAGCCGATGTTCGCGTTGATGAATTCCAGGTTCGGACGGCTTGTCTCTCTCTTTGCCGTAATATTCTGCCCGGTGAAACTGAAACGTTTTTTCAACACCTGGCTCTGGAAGCGGTAGAAAATGTTCTCAATCGTTTTGGACTCGCCGTTATACGGGGCTGTCGGGCGGTGGATACGGCTGATCTTCGAGAAAAGGCCCAGCGCCGCGTTCTTCTTATGACCGCCCTGGTTGTCGCACACGATCTCGTAAGGTTTGTGCCGGCTCGTTTGGATAGCCATGCGGAAAGCATGGTACTGGGCGATATAGTCCTCATTGTCGCTAATGTAATAACCGAGCAGAACTTCACTATAGGCATCCACCACCTCGTACACGCTTGTAGTGCACTTATTTCCGTTCTCATCACGATAGTAGAGGTTCAACTTCGTACCGTCACCATACCAGAGGCTGTCACGACGGCTCGGAAGGATTGTCCGGTGTTTACGGTCATAACGCTGGTGTGCCTTCATTTCCCCATAAACGGCATCGTACCACAGAGGTTCGACACGCGGACTGTTGAACCATTCGCGGAGGCTACGGGGGCTCTTCAGGGGCTTCCAGCCACGTTCCAGAGCGACACGGTTATACTCCTCAAAAATCTCCATATCCGTATAAACCGGAACGCGGCTACGTTTCAATGCAACAAGGTAACGCCCGCCGTCCTCCTCGATCTTCAGCGTATTGCTGTTGCCGTATTTACCGCTCACAAGCACACCGTAGTTGTCGGGACGGAACTTGTTTATAAGTGCTTTCAACCGGCCTACACTGCCCGGAAGACTATGCCCGTACACCGGACGCCATTCCTCACTCGTGACAAGCAGAAGTTCCCAAAGGTTACGGCGGAAACCGGTCAGCTTGTTATTGGATGAACTCAAGCGTTTGAACTCTTCCATCAGCGCGTTCAGTACCGAGGCATTCCAAGTGTATTCCTTCTTCACATCCATGGGAAGAGCGACCATCTCACCGTTCTTGTCGTAGCGGTACTCCTCAAAAAAGCTCTCGGCCTTCTCGTCTTTCTTCACTATGTTACGAATCATTTCTTCTCGCATCTGTTTCTCGGGCTCGCCATGACGCTCAACCCAACGTTTCTTGTATTTCTCGGGAAGGGAAGAATAGGAATACAGGGCTACATTGCCCTCGCCACCGCCACGGTTGATACTTTCGATGTTACCGCGACGGACATTTTGGTATAAAGTTATATACTTCATCACCGGATTATCTCCTGAAGTAAGCTCTTCACAGGTTACACACAGTATATTATTATAGTATTCCATTTTCCGTTCTGTTATCAGTCCTCCAAATCATTCAAAGGGACATGCCTCTTCAACAGCCGTACTGAAGCCCCAAAGTTCAGTACAACAAAAAGCGCCCAAAGCAAATTGTCTTCACTCACAGAAAATATCAGACAGAAATTCAGACAGAAGTAAAGTACACAAAGGCGCTGCTTCCAGTTCAAGTGTATAAACCAGCGCAGCTGGTCACCGAACAATGCCATCAACTCACTTTTCATCGCTTTCCTTCTTTTCAGGGTTACCACCTACCTTGGTTCCACCGCGCTCGATGGCGAGCTTGCGGATGGAACGGGCCAACTTGCTGTTCTTGCGGAATGCAAGGGAGTGGGAGACCATTTCCCGGGAACAACCCAGCAAACCGGCTATTTTACCCACCTCTCTGTATTCTACCACTATTCGTTCTTTCATAATTCGCTGATAAGTTAAATTATTGTAGCGGGCAGTCGCGGACTCGAACCACGGACCATGGCCTCTCCCTTGCGGGAGTTTGGCGTGTTCTACCAACTGAACTAACTGCCCCGGAAATCTATCGGAGTTCTTGTATGGCATCCTCCGGAACACATATCACAGTCCAAACCTGGCCATCTTTCATATAATCGACATTATATTCACGACCGAAAGTACAAATGTTATAGTCCCAATCGCGGATTACACCATCAATGACTTCACCGTTCCTCTTGGTGATTCTCACACTTTGTCCCTTTTTAAATTTTGCTTCCATTATATCTTCGTTTTAAGTATATCAATATTAATTACATCCAACACGTTAGATGTTCTTAGGCTATTCACGATAAGGGTGGCTAATACTATACTGTTTTCTGCCATCCACCTCTTTGCTTGCCTGACAGCCACTTCCTTGCTGTACCCATCCGGAATAAAAGCCCCCAGGTCATTATAACTCCGATCTGTCAATTCAAAATAATACCGTTTCATAACCTTCTATTTTTCTTCTTTTTATATTTCTCATTGTCACCTCAAGCCTTTTTTGTAGCTTTGGGGCGGTGTTCACACTTTGAACACGTGGCAAATATAAATCATCTTTCGCAAATTGCAAAACAATCTGCGAAATAATTTCGCAAAATATAAAACAATGAATAAAAAAGAAAGATTAGAGGCTATTATAAAGCATTACAGTGACGGAAAGCCTTCTGTTTTTGCAAAGTTAATAGGGGTTGCTCCCTCAACTATAAGCTCGTGGCTGTCGCGAGACACACTTGACTACGATCTTCTTTTTGCAAAATGCGAAAATCTGTCCTCAGAATGGCTTTTGACTGGTAGGGGAGAGATGATTAACATACAAACTGCCACTTTTAATAATACAACTACCCTGCCACAAAAAGAAAGTACGGGAATAGAAGACAAATTACTAGCAATTATAGCAGATAAAGATGCCACTATCCGAGAGATGGCAGAGGAAATAGGTGCACTTAAGCAAACAATCGTGCAACTTAAACAGGACAATTTGGGGCGTGTTTCAGGTGCGGAGAGTTCAACACTTGCAGGCGCCGGGTAAAATGCGTTATATGGGGTGAAAGGGGTAAAAAGCAACAAAACACTGATTTTTAGAGATATGAATTAAAATATAGGGGAGTAAATAAATATTATCAATGTATTATTTACCCCCTCAAATAGTTTAAAAACAAGCAAAAACAAGTCCTATCTATATTATATAGATAGACAAATCGCTAAAAAATAATCCGAAAATGTAAACCCAAGTGTAAACCCTATTAAAACGTTTCGTTTTTGTAATGGAGAAAATGTAAACCCAAGTTGTAAACCCAAGTGTAAACCCTTTCAATTTTTCCGACTGTTCAAACCGTTCAAAGTAAGTAGCAGCCTCCCATTGATGTACTATTACCGACACGAATACAAAAAAAGCCGCAAAAAGCGGCTTTATAGACGTTCTAAGGCTGTTTCAGCCCTTTCTGGTGCATGTTATCAAGCGAGACTGAATAATCATTGCACGTTTCGTGTATTTGGCAATGTCATCAACCAGTCCAGCATGTAAAAGACTATTCTTGGTGATCCCGACCTGTTGCTCCGTTAGAGTTTCAAAAATGGCCGATATACTACCAAAATAGATGTTCTTTTTCTCAAAAATCAAATGTACATGGATAACTTTACTCATAATATACGGTATTTATTTCATTGCAAATATACCAAATATCATCTATATGGAATAATTTAGATAAAATAAAAAAGGGAAGTGCGTCAGGCACTCCCCCACTCCACTTGCATAAACCGATCCGTTTGACTATCTTTGTATATGAGAGCGATCTGGAAAGGTTCATGGAGAATAACCGATGAACAAACCCGAAATCTCCCCTATCCCACCTTCAATGTAAAGCATTTCATTTGAACGGCGTTCAAACGAGGCTAAAATGTAAGCCCAATGTAAAGCGATGTAAACGTTTCGTTTTTCCAAGTCACTCTCCCCTACTTCATCATAACGCTTTGACAGCCAAAGCAATCAGTCATTTTCAGGCCGACCACATATTGACACGTTTCGTTTTTTCCCCCTTATAAAAATATATAGAAATATCCTATTATCATTTTTCAGAAATTATCGGGGCTGTTTCACCAATGGACAGCCTCTTTTTGTAACTTACAGTTTAATAGTAAAAGAAATAAGACAGACCTTATTCCCCTCTCCTCACCATAGGAATTTTCCTATTACAAATAGGGAAACTCTCCTTTACAAATAGGAATATTCCGTTTATTGTATCATTCCCTCCACTTATCTTTGTGACATAAGAAAAACAAATTTTAAAATTAACGGATATGAGAACAAAAATACTGAAATACTTCGGAATGGTAGTTGTACTGATAATAATGGTTAACCTAACCTCCTGTGAATTATCCATAGAAAGTTGGTACGATGATGATGATTACAGCGAAATATATTACAGAACCACTCGGGAACTATGCAGCCGGACCTGGCAGGAAACTTGGGAACAAGACGGTGAATACTACACACAACGACTAGACTTTTACGAAAATAGAACAGGCACAGACATCATACGAATAGAACATCGGAACGGCTATGTAACCGAAGACAGGTACAATTTTGAATGGAGATGGGATAACAGCGCACAGACATGCATCCGTATGGTTTACGGTCCCAGTGACATTTCATATTTTGAAAATGTATGGTTGGCCGGAAACTTCTTAAAAGGCACATTGGATGGTGTCAATGTAAATTTCACAGGAATCAGGTAA